CCGAAGTAAGAAGGCCAAGATAGTACGAGATCGGAAGAATATAAATGGGGCCATTGTCGGCAATCCCATATCGTCCCGATCCGTATCCGCTTTGGTTATAAAGTGGCATCTACATTCCCTCGCTGTATAATGGGGATAGTTGGTCAGCCGTTGGAGCGGCTTTCCCATGAACCTGTCTAAGCAGGAGACTATCCCCGCAGTCAATTCTAGTGTGATAGAAAAATTCCTTGCCAAAGTTGACAAGAACGGCCCGCTTTGGAATGGAACTCCATGTTGGGATTGGAAGGGATGTAAAAACGTCAAGGGATATGGCCTTTTCTCTTGCTATAAACTCGTTCAATCGCATAGATTTTCTTACGAAATTTTCAGTGGACCAATAGGTGAGGGATTGACTATCGATCATCTTTGTAGAAGACGAGGATGCGTAAATCCACTTCATCTTGAAGTTGTAACCCGCAAAGAAAACGTTCTTCGCGGCATTGGTTTGACGGCAAAGAATCATCAGAAAACTCATTGTCTTCGTGGTCATTCCTTTGATGAAAAGAACACCTATATCTATAAAGGAATACGGGGCTGCGTGACGTGTCGAAGCGAGTCGGCTAAGAAACTGGCAAATAAAATTATGAACGATATGACTCTTCGTCTTGCCCGGAATAAAAAGGCAAGAGAAAGAAGAAACTCGGCAAATGCCAGAGGACCATATCGTCTTCATATTTGACTCACAATGATGTTGGCTGAAATCCCCTGCGCGACCTGATAGTAGTCGAGCGTAATGTCCGTTGTTCCCGAGGGCGATGCTGAAAGTCCGGTATGCAGGGATGTGATCGAAAACTGCGGCGTCACAAGCGAAGGCATCACCGATTGAGCGACGGAATAGAACGAAGAATAAGTTACTGTTTCTCCGATTTGAAGGCTATTGAGATACAGCACAATTGCAGCCTGTACTGCCGTCAAGACAGCGCTCGTGTATCCAGCCAGTCCATGAATGACTATCGTCGCGTAGATTGGCGCGTATGTCGGGCGCTGGAATCCGATGGTAGTAATGGTTCCGGTATTGGGATCAGTCACGGGAACGCTGGTTGAGCCCGCGGTTGAATCGGGATTCGTGTAAACTCCGAGACCGCGCTTCTGGTAGATTGCCGTTGCGACTGCCAGATTTGAGCCGCCTTCTACAACCATTGAAATCGAGTGTGGGGGATTGCCCCAGAAGTCGATAGATCCAGTTGGATTCTCAATGGAGCTTCCGGGACCGGAATCGGGTGTCGGCGTGCCTGTAGCGTACCGCGTGACGCCAGGGACGGCTGCAATGGCTGCGATGGTCGAAGCAAGGCGTGTAAGGGCTGGGGAGGCCACAGAAAGCGCTTGACGAGCCCTGAGCTCGGAATCGCTCTCAGTGGGCAAGCCCGGAAGCGCCGGAGACGGATTTGTGGCACCTGTCCATCCAGCCGTGGCGCCTCCTGAGATCGTGTTGATCGCTCCTGCGCTTGCCTGTATTGGGCCGGCTGTTTGGCAGGTAATGCCCACCGTGACGCTTCCACCGCTCGGAATAGTTACGCTGATAGGAAGCGCCCAGACGTATCCCTGAGTATCGGTCACTTGGCCGAGATTGATGACCGTTCCGCCAGCTCCGGTCACAGTCAATGGCGCTGTGGAATACGAGGCCGGCAACCGCGCAATGCCGTTCATCTTCACGATGCTGTCAAGATCGGCCCCAATTGCAGTTGATGGAGACCGGGCGTTATAGGCCAACTGTGAAGCGAGATTCGAGTCATAGCATTTCAGGGCGAAGATGGAGATTTCCTGGTATTTGGCCGTATCTGTTCCCAAATAAACAACTTGTGGATAAATGGCCTGATATCCGGAGATGAGGCTATTGATGATCGACTGATAGGAAGGAATGACGAGGCCCGCTGTTGGGGAGATGAAAGGCGCGATATAGGCAGGTACGGGCATTATGGCGTCACCTGGGCGCTCGATCCTGGAGCGTTCGTTACGACAAGATTACCAAAGCTCGTTTGAACAGTCGCCGTGAAGGTTGACGCCATCGTTGCCGTATTGAGAGAAAAGTTAAAATTGAGAATTTTGGTCACATAGGGACAGCCGAGAATTGTCTGCTGAATGATGAGCATGACACCGGCCTGATTTGCAGGCGCACCCGAGGAGCCAATGAGCGACTGGAAGAGAGGAAATCCAATGACTAGATTCTCCCACCATTCTGAAAGCAATAATCTTAATGTAGTATAAATTATCTGAGCAACAGCATCCAAGTCTGTCAAGAAAACTGGGCCATTTTCGCCTTCGATAGGATCATTTGTGGGTTGGCTGTTCTGTTGCACCATAATTGTAGGAGTTGCCATCATGCCCACCTTTCCGATACTATAAAGATATGCCTGCTGGAATTTACCATCGCAAGATTCGACCTGTAGTGATTCCCATTGGTCCATCGATCGCTTATGTACCTTTGACTCATGGACTTTATGCCCTCATCGATACCAACGATGCAGAGCGCGTTGGAATCTTCAATTGGCATGCTAGATGGGACAAGAGCTCTCGTGCTTTTTATGCGTGGACCACAGGCCGTAAACTTCCTTATCAAGCCGTCTCTATGCATCGATTTATTCTTGGCGAAGGGAAAGAGGGTGAAACTCCGGATCACAGAAAAGTAGAAGCCACGTTGGATAATCGACGTTGCAATCTTCGATTCGCGGATCATGCGCAACAGAACTGCAATCGACGCATTCATTCGAACAATAAAAGCGGGTATAAAGGAGTTTTCTGGCACAATCGAGATCGCGCTTGGATTGCAAAAATAACACTTCATGGTCGTCTTCAATGGAGTGGGCGATTCAATGACCCTCTTTCTGCGTACAACGCTCGCTGCGAAGAGGTACGAAGATTGCATGGAGAATTCGCACGCATCGCCTAATTTCGGCTGCGAATTCTGCTGAACGAGAATGATTGGTGCAGTGCTCATTCAGCCTCCAAAATAGTGCTGATACTGTCGGTTGGAGGATCTGGACCCGAAAATTGAACAGTGGTTGATTTTCCCGATTCATCCACGAAGATAATTTGCCCGGTTATCGTTCTAGCGTTGAAAGAGTTGATTACGCATTGCGCCGAGACCACTCCCGAGACGGTGAGCGCGGCTTGAACGATGTATTGAATAACCAAAGCGGTTGGGGGAAGCTTGCCGAGAATTTTCGTCCAATAAGGAATGCCGCGCGTAGTATCGTACCAAAGCTCAGCGAGAAACAACTTTACTGCGCTCGCCATATCCTGAGCCAAGGCATAGGGAGGGGAAACCATAGCGATGTTACGGCTTGAATCCATGATGAGATCCCAAGCCGTTTGATCTAACGCGAGCGTATTGAACATCGGAGCGGTACTCATACAGTAACCAGTTTACCCTTAATCCTTTTGGCAAGCGATAAGTTTATAAAATGCCGGAACCCCTGAGACAACGGAGGGGGAATTCGTCCCCGTGGGAGTCACCGTGGATGTGCCTATGCTCACCGTCCCCGTGGGAGTCACTGTGGACGTACCAATGCTCACCGTACCCGTGGGTGTCACCGTATGGGTATGAGTTGCGAGCGCGGAGCCCGTGAAGGCGGGAGCCGAATTGGTACCCGTGGGTGTCACCGTATGGGTATGAGTTGCGAGCGCGGAGCCCGTGAAGGCTTCGGCGGGAACCGTAATATTGGGAGCCGTGGCTTTACAGGCATTGGTTGATCCGGTCCCGGCCGCAATGTTCGTGGCCGCGCAATTACCCGTGGTTGCCGTCGCTCCGTTAGTTCCCGCCGGGGTTCCTCCGCTTGTTGCACTGGTGGTATCTAATGAGCCGGTAAAAGTAGGAGCTGCTACGGTTCCCGCCGGGGTTCCTCCGCTTGTTGCACTGGTGGTATCTAATGAGCCGGTAAAAGTAATACTTCCGAAGCTCACGCTATCGCTCGCGCCCGCGAAGCTAATAATTCCGAAGCTCACGCTATCGCTCGCGCCCGCGAAGCTCTGAGCCGCAGCGCTAAGAGTGGATGCCCCGTAGCCCCCTACGTCTGCATTTGCGGTTGAGGTTATGAGCGGATTGTATCCTGTAAGCGCGTCATTTTCTGACCATCCTGACGGGCAAGATCCCGAAGCAATGAAGGCAATCATGCCGCTTGGAATCGTACTGACGCAAGTGTTAGTTGAAGGGGAATAGACCGTTCCTGTCCCACAACTCGGCCATCGAATATCGGTTGCCGGATTGACACTTTGGGCAACCAAAGGAACAGCTAAAAAGAATAACAAACTAACTCGCGTAAATTTCATGGGTATCTCCAGATTGCGGCGGAGTTATGCCAACTTCGTAGCTCAAAGTCGATCCACTGATCGAATAATAGACTCCGTAAATTCTTTTAATCCCGTTTACGAAATAAAAGGAATCGGCGGGATTTGCCGGCGCGAAGGGGGAAGAATTTCCGATTACATAAGAACTACCGCCATTCGGAGCAATGAGGGTTTGAGATCCTACAGCAAAGCTAGGGCCGGCCGGCCCCGTGGCTCCCGTGGCTCCCGTGGCTCCATTCGTCCCATTGGTACCCGCCGCGCCCGTGGCTCCTGTTGGCCCTGTTGGCCCTGTTGGCCCTGTTGGCCCTGTTGGCCCTGTTGGCCCTGTTGGCCCTGGGGGGCCGGGAGATCCGCCGCCCGCTAAGGGTTCTCCGTTTAGAGTTGCGCTTGTCGGGGCCACTATTGCAAGATTGCCGCCGGGAGAAAGTTCAATAGAACCGCCGCCGGCTGCCGCGATGGTTGCTACTCCCTCGGCTGTTATCCCGAGCGAAGCACCGCCCGGTGCCCTCATGGTGATTCCTGCCTCTGCCATGTCGATGACCACCGTACCGTCATCGGAGCAGATCTGCATACTCGTAGTCGAATAATTCTGAAGCGCGCGAGGATTTGAACGCAGGCCGAAGATCGCAACCCCATCGCCAATGTCATGCCGATAGAGCGCACCATCGGGTTGTTTCTGAACACCGCCGTTCTGCCACCACATGTCAAAGGCCATATCTGCGAAGATCACCAGACATTCATCGCCGATCGCAATCGGGAAGGTCAGATTCCATCCTCCCGCGCTCGGAAATACGAACGGCACATCATCGAGGATTG